ATCTACACATCATTTTCTGAGCGACTCGGCATACGAGCCAATCTATCAATCCAAAGGATGGTTACAGGTGAGAGATTTAAGGGCGTCTTCCCTGACTTCGGCATACCTGAAAAGAACGCTGCAACCATATCAGCGCAAAAACTTAGAAATAGGGAGATTATAGAGTTTCTGGGCGCTGACGGATTCTTCAGAAATACTACTGTGCAGGGATCAATCACGGGTGAGTCATTGGATCTTGGTGTTATTGATGACCCAATACGAGGCCGCAAGGATGCGAACAGTACGACCGTCAGAAACGCATGCTGGGACTGGTTTACAGATGACTTCTTTACGCGGTTCAGCGAGGAGGCTGGATTACTCTGCATCCTTACGCGCTGGCATATTGACGATCCGATAGGGCGACTGATAAAGTCAAATCCAAGCGTCAAGGTGTGTAAGTATAAAGCGATTGCTGAGGAGGATGAGGAGCACCGAAAATCAGGTGGCGCTCTGTTCCCTGAGCTGAAGTCGCTGGAGTTCCTGCTTGAGCGAAGAGGCATAATGCCTGACGTTAATTGGTCCGCGTTGTATCAGCAAAGCCCCTACGCGCAAGGTGGAGCTATCATCAAGGGTGAGATGTTCGGCAGGTACAGGACACTTCCGCCATTGGCTTACAGGGGGATAATGAGCGACACAGCCTTGAAGAAGAAGCAGGCTAACGACTACCAGGTTGCCACATGCGCGGGGCTGGGAGAAGACGATGGCAAGGTTTATATTATTGACGTTTTTAGGGACAAGTTTGAGGCGTACGAGCTTGAGAGGAAATTCCCTGACTTTTGGAATAAGCATAAGGATCGAGATACGGGAAGGCTTCGATATTTCGGCGTCGAGGACAAGTCAAGCGGAACCGAATTGATCCAGCGCATGAAGAACACTATCACGCCCGCGATACCAGTTAAGGCTATACCAAGATCGATCGACAAGTATACGCGCCTTCAGGACGTTCTGGGATATATCGAGAGCGGTCATGTAATGCTTCCGCATAACGCTCCATGGGTTGCCGACTTCATAGCAGAGTGCGAGTCTTTCACGGCTGATGACGCTCACGACAACGACGACCAAGTTGACACCCTTGTTGACCTGCTGGATGAAATGCTTTCCGGACAGCATAGAGGCTCATCAATCTTGATATTCTAGATTGACAATCCTGCGCGCAAGTGTAGGGTTCTATTCGAGATCGGGATGGATGGCATGCGAGACGTTGCGCGTCGGGTATTACAGGGTCGAAGTCTGGACCACCCCGATCTCACCAACTTACCCCGTTACAGAATCAGGCTTCTGCTTCTGTAACGCTAAACCAAAACGAGGAGATGGGATGAATGAAAGAAAACAAATAGAGGAAATAGCGATAATTGATGGGTTGGTCGTTATTGGTCATAACTCATTAGGGATGGTCGTCGATCAATCCTTTAGGGATGAGAATGGAGGGTTTCTTGGTGTATCTGGAGTGACCATGCCGGCTCCCAACTACCTAACCTCCCTAGATGCCTGCCAGCGGGTCATTGATCGGATGACGGATGATGAATTGACGGAGTATGCCCAGCACCTTGACGTTGTAGCAATGAACAATAGAGGGGCGAATTCCTATCAGCGTAACATTATGGCCAGCGCCGCACAGGTGACGGAGGCCATTTTGAAGGCTCATGGGGTATGGGCCGATGAGCTGGACGACCTAATTGCGTCAGAAGAATACTTAAACGAGGAGGGGTGAATATGATCGAAACAACAAGCTTAGAGCTATCGAAGAAGTTGGAGGGGATTTTAGATAACGAGCATAAGAGCCTTATGACGTGGAGTATACCGATGGCTCCTCTAATGAATAAGTCAGCCGACCATAGAAACCTTAGATTTCGTGGTCATAAGTCTAAGGACATGGCCGCCTACACAGCAGGCGAGCTGATGAAGGTGCTGCCAAAAAAGATTAAGTACAAAGATCGTATGTACACCCCGAGACTGTATCCTGATGGTGACTCAGGCGATTGGTATGTTGATTATATTATGGTCGGAGATAGTTACATTGCCTCGTTTAAGATTGCACCGTTGCAGGAGGCCCTTGGCGAAATGGTGGTGTGGTTACATGGAGAGGGGCTGTTGGCATGGCATTAATAAGAAGTAGACCGCGCAGGGAGACAGCCGGAAGTCTTAGTTTTGAATCCATGCTTAAGGGGTATCTTAGCGAGATAGAAAGATTGAGTCCTCGATTTGGTTTTCAAGGGAAAGGAAAGATATTCTCATATATAATGTGGAAGGCGTTTTATTACGGGGTATCACACAGAAGGGAGACTTCCAAATGAAATGCGACAACCACGCAGTGTGCGGTAATGATCCGTATTTTCTGCTTGAGGGTAGACTGTGCGTGCCGTGCTTTAACGCCATGGTGAAAGAAAGCCCGATAAGCGCGGATGATCTGCCGTCGACTGGATGCGAGGAAAGACCGTGCAAATGGTGCGGGGTCATGTTCTCTCCAAAATACAGCACCAGGCTATATCATTCCGACGAGTGCAAGCGTCTTGCCGGTAACGAGCGGGACAGGATGCGAGCCATCGCGGAGAGGGTTGATAAGGCTCCTCTTCCTCAGATACCGTGCGCGCTTGATTCATGCCGGATAATGTTTACGCCGAAAGAGTCTAAGAATACGTTCCATTCAAAGGAGTGTTTGAGGATCCGGGCAAAGCAACGCCAGAAGGTTCGAAGGGATAGGCTTAGAGCGGACGGGAAAAAGGTGGTGTAATTAATTCGCGTTGACACATCTGTAGAATAGTCCATAGTAGCGTTTCATCTCACTCGGTAGTTCTCTCGACTACACCCGGCCCCCGATCGTTCATCCGGTCGGGGGCTTTTTTTCTGTATTGACATCAGGTGCGCATTGTCAACTATCACTCTCTATGAGTAATGATTGCGCAGAAAACACTACCGATCTTCGAGAGTTCCTAAAAGATTGCACGCTAAATACTGCGTCTGACGGGAGAATGCGCGGACGTATTGACGGAACTATTGATATGGCTAGCGGGATGCCGCTTAATCCAACGCAGGAGGAGGTGATTATCTATCACCGCAAAGCCGTCTATCAGGCGAGAGAGCGTCAGATAACAATCAACCTTCTTGGGCTGGCTGGCGGTAGGCCGTACGTAAACACCCGCCTATCCCGCTACTCAGGAGAGACTGAGATTGATTGGGTAGGCGGATCTCGTCCTGATGGCTCAAAATCCACAGGCCGTCTTCAGCAGACTCATGCATTCCCTTACCTTGGTCGGATAAATCAGAAGATAAATCAGTTCGTCTTCCAGACCTCGCCAGGGCGTGAGAACGGAGACCCCGCAGTAATCAAGGATATCTCCAGAGACAGCAAGAGCGTGAATGACATCATGCGCGAGGTGTCCGGCCTTACGTTCGCTGCGGGCTGGTGCTGGATCATGATTGACTCACCGAGGCGCAAAGAGGGCGACGACGACTTTTCTATCGCAGAGGCTCAGGCTCAGAAGATAAGGCCATACTGGAAGGTGCTGAGTCCTCTTGATGTTCTTGATTGGAGCTTTGATGATCGCGGTGAGTTGGTTTATATTAAGACTCAATCATGGGAGAGTGACGATTCGAACCCGTTCGTCGTTCCTGTTCCGGTGAGGGTCGTTAAGCTCTGGACTAAAGGCAACTGCCGGAAGTACACCATCGTCGAAAAGAAGGATAGGCGCAGGCATAACGGTCTTCACACTGAGGTCGAGATTGAGGACGTGGCTCTCACAGACAGCGAAGGAAATCCACTAAAGGTCGTTCCGTTCGTTCTCGCAGGCAACATCAGCGGAGACCCTCAAGCGTTCGACGATTTAGAATCAATTAACCGCACTATCATGGACCTCGGGAGTGTCGATAGGGCGAACTATTTTAACTGCAATTATCCGCAGTTAATTCTACCCAAATCTCTAACACAGTCGACGACGCAAGACTGATACAACAACATCACCGAGGGTATCAGACTGTTACTTGGTTATAATTATCCGATACTGCTGGATAAGGTGGATAAGGACCCATCCTATTTAACCCCT